ATTAGCCACAAAGTTCTGAGCTGTATCTATGTTGAGCGCACGGCCCCACATCAAATCTTTGTTATCACCTTTGCCCCGATGTCCAATAAATACGGTATTGCCTATCTGCACCATATCAGTGTCTTTCATAGTCATCTCTTTGGCTATGCCCGCCATGGCTGCTGCGGGGGTTACGCCCCCGAGATCGAGTTCTCCAAGCGCAGTAGTTATGACCGTAGGGGCCGGTAGAGGTCTTTCTTTGCTGTCTACAACAGTTTGCATCCTACACCTCCGCAGAAAATATTGCCGCAGAGTATATATTACCCATGCCAGCGGCTAGACTAAGGAATGGCCCTCGTGGGGCTGGCGCATCGTAGGACAGGAACACGTCATCGTTTTCGGTCCTATTGAGGATTTGTGGTACAATACCGCGTTTCATGTCATTTAGCAACAGTCCTGTCTCTAATAACCCACTAGCGCCCATCGTATGCCCTACTCGTTGTTTGTACGAGGTAGCAACAAACTCTTCAAGACTACGCTCTAACGCCGCTTTTTCTGCCTTATTGTTGACTGCGGTGCCTGTGCCGTGAGTCTTTACCACTGTTATATCTTCCTTACGTACCCCCGCTATATGTAAGGAACCTTCAATCGCTTTAGAGTATCCTTCGCCATCGGGGCGCTGCCCAAGTGGATTTGTGTTGTCTTCGGCAGATGTATACGCCCCAAGAAACCTAGCTTCGGGATTATTCAGCCCTGCGTGGTCTTTTTCAAATATACATAGTGTAGCGCCTTGCCCTAAAAAGAAACCTTGGTTGGTGCTGTCAAAGGCAGAAGGCCGTATTTGATCTTCATCCTTGTACTGCAGGCTGGCCCCAGCTTCTCCAAAAAACTCTAGTGTAAGGTTATTGACTGCGTCTTCTCCACTAAGCACGATAACACGGTCAAACCCAAAGTTGTTCATCAAGTTTTGAACGTCCATCATAACTTTTAGGCTCGAAGCACAGGCGCTAGCGTCCGTAGATACATGATCGTGCACGTGGAACATACTTGCGATACGCCCTGCGTATATGTTTGTTAGTACAATAAATGGTAGTTTTACCTTGTAATGCAGCTCCGCGCTGTCATCCTTATCATAACGCCCATTGTTGCCCATCCAGCCTTGATTACCCGCAGCAAATATAAAAGCGGTTTTACCTTTTACAGGGTTATCCTTAACGTAAGCCAACGCTTCAGGAGTAACTACAGTTTCTAGTAACGTGTGAGGAGGATACTTTAGCCCAGACTTAGCGCGTCTAAACGTAGCTGGTATAATATGCGCGTGCTGCGGGAATGCTATATCAGATACAAGCGTTGTATCAGTGGTCGAAGTGCTAAAGAATTTAGATAGATATATCATGCGACAGACTCCATAGCAGCTTCTACAGAATCAAAGTCTTTGTTTTTGTTCTCCAACATATAGTCTCGTACTTCGCGTAGGGAGCCTACAGGAATGTTGAAGTCTTCCGTTTCAGGTATGCCGTATATGTCAGATATGAGCACCAGAGTGAGAGTTACGTCTAGGCTATCTAGCCCAATGTCCTCTTCTTTAAGAGAAATATCTAGCGTTGTAGGTTTTGTGTAGTCGTCTAAGTGAAGTTTAGTTTCGCGGACGCAAGCGTCGAATAGTTCTATAAAGTCCATTTTTGCACCTATCTGTTAAGGGTGCTTTAACTATACGTTACTTACGAACGAGATGTCTATAGACGCAGATGGTATCCCGGGGTGCGGTGACGTAGCGGCTTCTGTGTGTAAGTTTAGCTGAGTGTCTCCTGTTGCCCAATAGACCTCTATATAGTCATTTGCCACCAAGGAGACAGTAAATCCCCAGTGTATAACGTAGTCATCATTACCTTTTACATCAAACATATGCCCCGAATACGCTAATGCACTGCCGTTCTTTTGTTCCCAGACAGTTACAGGCGTATCACTAGAGTTATTGTGTTCTAACTGCAGTGTAACATCAAACTTGTATATACCGGGGTTTTGCACGTTTATCCGACTGTTGTTGGATAGGGTGACCGTGCTGGTGTATGAGGTGTTGTTAAACGTAACTGCGTAGCCTGTGTTAACCACTGATGCAGTTTGGTCTTGCGTACTATAAAACGCTGCACAAGGGTTGTACAAAAACTTCCCGCCCACATCGGTGCTAAGTAAGGTGTTCAATGAGTTTACAAGGCGGTTGAAGAACAGACGTAGCACGTTGCTATTCTGATCCATGTACGGACGTTCGTACCCTTCAGGCGCTAGAGGAAGCGCAGGTGTAGCTACCTTGTCGATCTCGTTAGCCATTACCGTCTCCCATCAGGCCGCATGTCGATACGCGGCGCACCGAGCTGCCATGTAACACCTTCATCAGTAGACTCTACTTTCATTGCAAGCTGTCTACCGCGCACACGAGTGTATATCTGCCCCGTGTATTCTTCTACAGGGAGCACAGCCGTACGTGTTACCGTACGTGAATTACTACCACCTTCAGACAAAGGATTGTTGTACCCAGACCCAGAATTGGCAAGTGGTAGCAGCGTCATAGTCGCACTAGGTGAGCCTGCCGTGGACCCATCAAACCGTATGTCAGGTAGGATACGCCATATAAACGCGAACTGGTGGCCATCCTCTAGGTCAAACTCTGCGGAGGCTACATACGCGTGAATTGGTGCTGTGGTACCTGTCTCGTTGTCATCTACACCTTCCTCGTGGTTCACAAGGTTGGATGAATAAGTAGCCGCAAGCGGCTTGCCGCGCAGTCCAGAATCAAGCCACGCGGTACGTGCCATAGTGCCATAGTACCAAATATCTTCTAGGTAATTATACACCACATAGCGATCTATGTTTGTTTGGTCGGTAGAACAATAGAACCACCACACTTCGTGGTATGACTCGTTGGTACCCGCGAACACTTGGTCATACTGCTGTGTGTTAAAATCGTTAAAGATAAATTTGCGTAGATCACAGCGTAGAGGTTGGGTACGCCCGTCATACTTATAAAATTTATCTTTGCCCATCCAATAGGCTACGCCGTTAGCATAAGCCACACAGTTTTGTGACGCTGTAGATATGTTTTCACCTACAAGCTGTGCAGACCATACTACAGGCGCACCGACATACTGCATGGAGTACAGAGCTGCGTCAGTCCAAACGAGAACCTCTTGCCGCGCTTGTTTAGACGCTATGATTTCGGTGCCACGAGACAACGTAAGGAACCCTGCCTGCGATGTAACAGAGGGTGTCCAGTCTACCACACTACCTTGATCTGACCACCGCACCAGCATAGGGTTGACTGTGGCGCTACCGAACTCATTTGCACCAAACGCGAAGACAAAACGGTTGATGTCGGATATTTCAAGGATATTCTGGCTGGTGGGTACGTTGCTAGCACCGCTAAGAGTTGATAATTCTACACCACGAGATGTTAATCCACTCGTTGCATCCCAGTAGTATATTGCTCCCCCACGAGGTCCAAAAACAAGGTCTTCACCAAAGTTAGACTGGCTCCACAAGCGAATAGACTCTACAGATGTTTCGCCTACGCCCCAAGTACCGGAACTCCACGAAGACGCGCCCCAACCTGTCAGCGGGATAGCAAACGCGGTACCTACGTTAATTTGATACGCAGCGGTGACTGTACCACCACCTGTTGCACTAGAAGAAGCTGCTGACCCTGCGTCTATTGTATACTCGTTAGTCGTAGTGGTTAATGTTATTTGGTATTCACCGTTTAGTGTAAGTCCACCTACGGCACTGGCACCGCTATAAGTAACAAAATCTCCGTCTGCGAACCCGCCGTTAGCATCTGTAACCGTAACAATAGGAGAACCAGAAGTCGTCTCAAACGGGTTTGTCAGAACAACAGTGTCACGGAGTGGAGTGACATCAGTATATGCACCGCCGTTTTCGATGTAGTATTTAAGGTTGGTACCAACCGCAACATAGTTGATGCTACCTAGTGTAATCCAGTTCCACAGCGACCTGCACACCCCTTGAAACGTAGTAGAGGATATACGTTGCCAACCACCTATTTTCTCAGGTGTACCCTGTCGAAAGCGTATCTTATCGCACTCGTACCAGCCACCTTCGCTTGTGTAGCGTGTGTTCTCGCGGTTCACACCAGATTTTAAAAGCAGCTTCTTTAAGGGCATCAGAGGTCTCCATTTACTAAGGTACTACACCATACTCCTAGTTTAGTCCATCAGTTCAAAGTGTGGGCCGTCGATAAACGGACGTTTTCCTTGGCTACGGCGCAAGTCAACATAGGCGTTCATAGCCTCTTCCATTGTTCCATCCCACTCTCGAATGTCGTTGATGTGCCAAGCTGCACCCCATCGCACAGCCACGCCCACGTCAATAGCTCCCTGCTTCACAGCATCCGCAAGGTCATCGTACAAATTCAATTCCCACGATCCACGCGAGCCAACATAGGCTAAAAGGTCAAGAGCGCGGCCCTCAATGTGTTTGGACTTCATCGTTTTCGATGCGCCCTTTTTGACAAGCTCACGTTGTTCTCCGATGGTTCTTAGTCCACAGATTACACCAAAGTCGGTTTTTGTGTGCCCAATAGCTGCTTTTGCAACGGCTACTAACCGCTCGTCTACGCCTTCCATACGGTCAAGGCTGCGTTGTGATAGTTTAAAAGTCATTTCATTCCACCTTTCATGT